GGAGCGACGCCGGACCAGCAGAAACACGTCGACGACGAGTTGGAGCGGATGGCTCGCGAACTCCTTGCAGAGTTCGACCCGCGGGTCAACGATTTGCTGGAGCAGTACGACGCCGCCACCGACCCCGAATTGAAGGTCAAAATCCATCGCGAACTCCGGCAGGCAGTGACGGATGTCCTCGACCGCGCTGGCAAAGGCCCGACCGAAACGCACGAACACACCGGCGAGGACGGCGGCCCCGTCGAAATCGAGATGCAAGAGACGATCGTCGAGACGGGGTGGAACGATGAGTAGTGTGACCCCGATCGACTACAAGTGGGCCGACTACCAGGCTTACGTTCGCGACCAGCTCGAGTCTGGCGACGTCGACCTCGTCGCGCTCCGGACTGGCTACGGTGGTGGCAAGTCGATTACGGGTGGGCAGTGGATCCATCGGGGCGCACTTACCGACCGCGACGGCGCGGGCAAGTCGCTGGTGATGGCCCAGGACTACGCGAAAGGTAAGTCAACGACCTACTCGGTGTACTTCGAGACCCTGCCGGGCGAGGATACAAACCCCTTCGAGGACGGCGACCCCGAAGACTCGCCGATCGTCGCCGACTACAACACGAACGACAAGCGACTCACGTACGTCACCGGGCACACGACCTTTCTCGGCGGCGCGGACAAGTGGTCGCGGTTCGCCGGCGCGGAGTTCTGTCGGATCTGGTGCGACGAGGTCGCCCACTACCCGCCGACGACAGACCTCTACAGACTCCACGAGATGCTGGTCACCCGCCAGCGGACCGAGGTCGGTCCCAACACGACGCTGTGGACATCGACCGGCAACGGGTTCAACCAGTTTTACGACATCACCGAGCGCCAGGTTGACCGCGACGATGAGGAGTTACCTTGGGCCGACCGCCTCCACGTCGTCCAGGCGTCGACCGAAAACAACCCGTTCCTCCCCGACGACGGTTTGGAGAAGATCCGGCAGCAGTTCGCCGGAACCGAACGCGAGGAGCAGGGCCTCCACGGCGGGTTTGCAGCTGCCGAGGGGCTGGTCTACGATCGGTTCTCGCGGCAGACCCACGTCAAATCGCGGACCTGGATCGACACCCACGTCGACGGCGAGGCAATGCCGGTCTACGGGTACGACGCGGGCTGGGATCACCCCCGCGTTCTCGTGCAGTGGCGGCCGACCCACTACGATCAGTGGGCGGCGACCAAGCTCTACTACGAGACGGGGCGGGAGTTCCAGCACCTCTGCGACCCGGACGACGGCACCGGCTGGGTCTACGAGGAGGACCTCGAGCGTGGCCGGCTGTACGGCGAGCACGAACCAGAGCACCTCCAGAAGTTTCGGCGAGCGGGTTTCGACGCGGTCAACGCTGAGAAGTCACTCGACGAGGGCATCCCGCACGTCCGTGGGTTGTTACAGACTGACGACGCCGGGCGACCTGGTCTGGTCGTATATGAGCAACTGACTGAGCTAATCCAGGAGTTTCAATCATACAAAGAGGAACACGTCGGCTCATCGGGCGATGTCCCCGATAATTGTCTTGACGCCAGTCGCTACGCGCTGTTCACGCACACGCCCACACAAGCCCACGGCGACGAAAGCGGTTTGTCATACCTATAAGCCATGAAACGAACCCGAGACACCTGCCGCGAGTGCGGCGCCGAGTTGCATAGCAAACGACAGAAAGCGCGGGGCCTCTGCGGATCCTGCGGCGAGGGAACACTCGAAAAATGAGTGACGAAAATCCAAAGATTTGGATCGAACACTACGACCTCAATCTTGGCGTGCGTGGTGGTGATCAGGACTCGATCGATGATGTCCGAGAGGTGTTCGACGCGGAGCTCGAATCTGCCGTTGAGCGCGATCCGAAACTCGGCGAAGGGTTGCCTGAAGAGCGAGGTGTCGAGTGATGAGCAGTGAGGACGTGACCGAACGCATCGAGATCGGCGTCGAGAACCTGAAGCCCACGCAGGCCGACCTCGAAAAGGCCGAGGACTCGACGCAACTCCAGGAGCGTCGGATCCGCTCGCGAGCGGGGCTGGGCATCCGCCCGCCGTACAACCCCGATCGCCTTGCCGCCTTTCTCGAATTAAATGAGACCCACTCGGCAGCGGTCACGAAAAAGGCCCGCTACGAGGTCGGCTTCGGCTTCGACATCGTCCCGCATGACAGCGTCGAGGATCCCGACGCCGCGAGCGACGACGAGCGCGACGTCGTTGAGGACTTCTGGCACAGCACCAACTCAAGCTGGCAGACCGGGCCCCAGCAGAGCGCCGAGCCAACGACGCCGGTCGAGGTGCTCGAGCTGGCCCGCCAGGACTATCATGCGATCGGGTGGGCGTGCATCGAGATCCTCGTCAACAACGTCGGCGAACCGGTCGGGCTGGCGCACGTCCCCGCGAACACGGTCCGCGTCCGCAAGCCGCCGGCTGATGACGATGTCAGTGAGGGACTGTCCAACCTCGACGCTGACCAGCGCGGGTACGTCCAGGAGCGCCAGGGCCGGCGCCGGTACTTCGGCGAGGCGGCCGACCGCTATCGGGAGACACCCATCTTCGTCGACGCCCAGACCGGCGACGTCGCCACGGGGTCGGCGACGAACCTGGTGAATGATCCGGCGAACGAACTCATCTTCGTCCGCAACCCGTCGCCGCTGGCCGACCACTACGGCATCCCCGACTGGATCAGTTCGCTGCGGACGATCGCGAGCGACGAGGCGGCCAAGGATTACAATCGCCAATTCTTCGAGAATGACACGATCCCGCGGATGGTCGTCAAGGTGACTGGCGGCGAACTGAAAGAGGAGAGCAAGAAGGACCTCCGGCAGATGGTCCACGGCCTCCGCGAGGAGAGCCATCGGACGGTCGTCCTCGAAGTCGACAAGTTCGCCGACCGGATTGATGAGGACGTCGAGATCGAACTCGAACCGATCGGCCAAGGCGTCACCGAGGAGATGTCCTTCGAGGCGTTCCGCGAGAAAAACGAGCATGATATCGCCAAGGCCCACGAGGTCCCGCCAGTTCTGATTGGCGTCACCGAAACCAGCAACCGCAGCAATTCGGACGTCCAGGAGCACGAGTTCGCGGTCAACGTTATTGGCCCGGAGCAACACAAGTTCGAGGAGCGGCTGTATCAGGTCATCCATCAGCAGGCCCTCGGCGTGGACGACTGGACGGTATCGTTTGAACTCCGCGGCGCTGACCAGCCCGAACAGGAGGCAACGGTCGCGCGCAAGAAGATCCAGGCCGTCCGTGGGGCGATCCCCGTGAATCGGGCACTGGAGATGGTCGGCGAGGACCCACTCCCCGAGGACCACAGCGTCGACGGTGACACGCTCCTCGCGAACGTCGGCGAAGTGCCCGGCGGCCCGGTCGAGCAGGCCGACGACAGCCGGCCCGACTATCTCCCACCCGAGGAGAACCGCGTCGGGTATCGTCCGGGCGTCCCGCTGACGCTGGCGACAAAAGACCAGGTCGAGACGCAAGACTTCGACTCGACGAATCTGGATCAGGGGTTGTACGACCGCTCGGAAGAGGAACTTTTCTTGAGATTTGACCGCGAGGACGGCGTCGACAGCCTGTACGTGTATCTGGACGTCCCGCCCCAGGAGTGGGAAGGGTTGACGACGGCGTCGAGTGCCGGGGGGTATCACTTCGATAACATCCGACTCGAATTTGCGTACGAGGAGATCACGTCAAACCACGAGCGGCTCCCCGAAGGCCCGCGGCCGGATCCGGAGGACATCCCCGAGGGCATCTGACGCGACGCCCGATGACGCCCGTGGGGGCAGAGGTCCACAGTACCCACACGAAAACACTTCTTACAGAGATGACAAGGACGTTTCACAAGACGGTGACGATCAAGGCCGTCGACGAGGAGAACCGCACAGCCACGGGTGCGGTGTTGGTTCCCGATGAAGTCGATCACCAGGGCGAGTTCCTCCGGCGCGACGCCGTCGAATGCTTCCATAGCGACGATCCCGAGACGGGCGTCATGCACTCGGCGTTCCCGGAAGACGCCGCCGAGTTTGAGCGCCTGGAGGTCATTGACGAGGCCGAGGCCATCAGCGGCGAGGAGTTCCCCGCGGGCACGCTCGTCGGGACGCGTCACTACACAGACGATGAGCTGTGGCAACTCGTCGACGACGGGATTCTGACGGGGTTCAGCATCGGGGGCGATGTCGAGGACGCGGCCGAGCACGACAGCGTCCCGGATGACGTGCGGATCCCTGACGGCGTGGCGTTCGAGCGCGAGGATGGCGTCGTCGAACTTCTCGACGGCGAGATCACTGAGGTGTCGGACGTCGATATTCCGGCGGTCCCGCGTGCCACCTACAAGGGCACGGACCTCGGAAAGGCCATCCTCGACGAGGTCGAGGGCGAAGCCGAGTTCGTCGAGCTGCTGACGACCGAGCGCGGGCATAGCGAGAGCGAGGCCCGCCGGCTGTACGACTACCTCACGGACGTCCGTGACGGGAAGGCGAGGAAGGGTGACCCGACGAGGGAAAACCACCAAGTCGACCCTGGCGCTGGCGTCGGCTACTGCGAAAACACGGGCAATGAATTTGCCTGTGAAACGATGGGAGATCTCGCCGGCGACTGCCCCCATTGCGGCGACCCCATCTCACACATTGACGACGAAGATCTGAAAACCACATCGGTCGGCAAGCCCCTCGAGTCACCCCAGGGCGCGGAGTTCGAGGACTTCGAGGACTGCGTCGACACGCTACTGGCGGATGGCGACCTCGAACGCGAGGAGGCCGAAGCGGTCTGTGGGGCGTGGCAAGACGAGTCCAAGAACAAGGTAGAGGTCAACGGCTCCGAGGTCGACCTCACGCCGCCCGGCCCGGTCGTCAACGCCGCCGAGGCAGCCCTCGACGCCAAAGAGCGCCTGAGCGACGAGATTGGCGACTGCGGGTCGGGCGTCGGTGAGGACCGGGCGCGGGCGATTATCGACAACGACCTCACGCCCGAGGACTTCGTCGGCGGCGAGAACACAGCCATCCCCGACTATCTCGATAGTCACAGCGAGGACGTCGACGGCATCGACCAGCCGCCGACGGACTGGGATGACGAGACCTGGACCGATGGCTGTGGCCCCGTCCAGTACGCGCTCTGGGGCGGGACCGCAACAGGGACCGGGCTCGAGTGGGCGAACGCCACCGAACAGGAACTCCGCGAGGCGATGGACACTGAGAACATGGCAGACACAGACGACGGTATCGACGACGCAACGAAACTACAGGTCATCAAGTCGTGGCTGACTGGGTCCGATGACGCCGACGCGGTCGAGGCCCCGGACGCGACGAAGGCTGACGACGAAGACGACGAGATGGACGAGGACGAAGACGATGACGAGGACAAACACGCCACCGCGGGCGATACCGCGGACAGCGACATGACGGACAACGACACTGACAAGAGCGACGACGAGCCCCCGGAGTGGGCCAAATCGCTCATGGAAACGGTTGAGGAGAACAGTACTCAGATTGACGAATTGGCCGCGCGTAACAAGACGGCCACGATCGAGGTCGGCGACGAGGAGGTCGAACTCACTGAGAAGCAAGTGCGTGAGGCCTTCGATCTTGACAAGAGTGATGCGTCCTTCGAGGACGCCCCGCCGTGGGCCCAGAAACTCCACGAGCAGGTCGAGAAAAACGCCGATCGCATTGAGACGATCAGCAAGCAGTCGGGCCACAGTCAGCAGCTCGACGGCACGGGAGCGGACGGTGCTGACGGCGACGGCGACGAGGTTGCCAAGTTCAAGCGCGGCCTCGTCGGGGGGCAGTAACGATGAGCGTTCAGAACGCACGACAGCAGAACAGCCGAGCGATGCAGAAAGACACAATCGACTCCAGCGGCGACCTCTCGGGCGGGCAGTTCCCGCGGCGCCTCTTCGAGGAGTTCTTCCAGCAGGTCCAGGAGGAGGCGATGCTGCTCGACCGGATCCGGACGGTCGCGCTGGACTTCAACCAGCAGGCCATCCCGCAGATCGGCGTCGGCGAGCGGCTCATGCAGGAGGTCGTCGAGGGCGCGTCGGTCGAGGACAACTTCGAGACCGCCAGCACGGGCCAGGTCGACATCGACGTCAAAAAGACGGTCATCCCGTACGAGCTGACGAGCGAGGCCGTTGAGGACACCGTCGACGACGTCGCGGACATCCTGCTGGACAAGTTCCAGCGGCAGTTCGCGGCCGACGCCCAGGAACTCGGCGCGGCCGGCCACGAGTCCAGTCCGGGGACGTACTTCTCGGGCGCGGACGACTTCTTCGGCATCCAGGACGGCTGGCTCGCCATCGCGGAGGGGCAGGGCTCGTCGTCTCGCGTCGACGGCAACACGTCGATGAGGTCGTACGACCACGGGCGCGGCGGCGTCAACACGACGCTGTTCGACGAGACGATCCTCACCCTCCCGGCGAAGTACCGCCGCGACGGCGTCGACCCTGTGTTCCTGATGAGTCGCGACAACGTGCAGCGGTACAAGTCGTTCCTCACCGACAAGGAGTCGGGGCTGGGTGACGCCGTCCTGCTGGGCGACCGCGATCTGACGCCCTTCGACTACGACATCATGGGTGTCTTCGGGATCCCCGATGACCATATGCTGTTCACGCCGCCGGAGAACCTCATCTGGGCACTCCGCCGGGACGTCGAGATCGACGTCGTCGAGAACAGCGACGAGACGCTGGAGCGTGACCTGTTCGCTCGGTACGCGCTGCGCGCGCGACACGACTACCAGATCGAGGACCTCGACGCGGGTGTCGTGGTCAACAACGTGAGGTGAACACAGATGGGATCTATCGATTCAGTCACGGAGCGGCACGCGTACCGGCACCGCAATCGCAATCGGCGGCAGGTCGTCGCCGAGTGCACGCCCGACACATCGACCGACAAGTCGTTCGGCCTGTCGGCGTCTGATGTCGGCCTGTCGAGTATCGAGTCGGTCGCGATCGAGACACCGGTCGTCGGCAGCGGCAAACTCGTCACCTGGGACCAGGCCAACAACAACTTCGATGTCATCAACGTCTCGGACGGGACGGACAACTCTTCGGACATCAGCGGCTCGACCATCGTGGCCGTCGTGACCGGCCCGGAGGAGTGACCGATGCCGTTCGGTATCAACGCAGACGAACACGCGAGTACCGACGTCGCGATCCGCGAGCTGGTCACGCTCGACCGCGTCACGCTCGACGACACCAACACATACGCGCTGTTCGATGGCGCCGACGAGTCGGCACTGCTGTTCGTCGCGAACGAAACCGACGACGAGACGGCTGTCGTGACGACCGATGGCGACGGGACGAACGCGACCATCGTCAATGGATCGAACTACGGCAACTCGACGGGCAACTCGAACAACAACGTCTTTCACGACGGGTCGAACTACGTCGTGGAGAACTCGACCGGCAGCGACGGCCGGGATTACACCATCGTCGGCGTCCGGGTGGTCTGACCATGCCCGAGGTCCGCTACGTCGGCGGCGCGACCTACGCGCTCCGCAACGGGCCGACCTGGGCGGACGGCGACGTCTACGAGGTAGACGAGGAGACCGCGGCGCGGCTCTGTGACGACTGGCGGTTCGAGCGTGTTAACCAACAGGGTGCCGACGAGGATGGTGATGTGTTGGTTAACGATGGTGACGACGGATACGAAGACGCGAGCGACGAAGACCTCGTCACTGACGGGCGCTGTCCCTGGTGTCCGCCGGACGATCGCTACGAGGGTGACCACGTCGGCCAGCACGCGAGTTCCGCCCACCCGGACGAGTGGGCCGACTATCAGGAGGGCTGACACGTGGGCAAGTCATCGGCCACAACCGAGGAGACGATCGGCATCGACAGCAGCGGGAACGCCGTCGCGCTGGAACTCAACGCCCGGGACACGGCCCCGACCCACATCACCG